CTTCAATTGCCGTAACCCTATCACTAGGACACCGAGTTCTCGACGCCTTGAAAAAATCAATGATAAAGAAGGAAAACGCATAGGGGATTCTATAGGGGATTATTATTCTCAGGTAGCTTAGCTTCCTTTGCATAACTACCTTTATAAGGTCCTCAATGGTATTCGCCAAGACTCCACTTCAGACCAAGCCAAGTTATTTTATTCTCTGGAGAATTCTATTAAGAATAACTACCATAGTATAGACTTAAAAGCCTTTACTGATAGGTTTCCGATAGATATTAACCATCGAATATTTAAAATTTGATTTGGATTAGAATACGCAGATGCTTGGAAGAGTCTGATGGTGGATACACCATTTGAGTATAAGGGCCTACATGTTACATATAGGACCGGAACCCCGATGGGTATGTATTCATCATTTAACTCTACGGCACTCGCGCACCATTTCCTTGTATGGAAGGCATGTAAAATGTCTAACCTACGGTGGAAAAGGGCTAGGTATATGTTACTTGGTGATGATATCGTTATCGCTAACGACACACTATCAAATAACTATAAAAAGCTTCTAACTGAGTGGGGTGTTGAAATTCAACACTCTAAGACACATATTTCACCCTATGGCTTCGAGTTTGCTAAGCAAATTCGACTCCATGGTCAAAACGTGTCTCCCTTCCCTTTGTCGGCACTCTATGAAAGACGGTCCGAGACTATCACTAGTGTCGGTATCATTTTTCATGAATTAGCCTATAAACGGTGGGGCCCAGATCTGATGTCAGTCTTAGAGAGTTACTTCGTTAATGTGTTAAAGTGGAAACGACCTAGATATAGGGCGTTCGAACCAACAATTAACTTAGTAATATCCTTACTCTTAAATCTACAAGGGAAAGGCCATATAGGTAATGCCGTAAAGCATTACGTAAAAGCTACACTTCCTGGTGCAAAATTTAAATGATCTAGTCCTGTTAATAAGACATTGTTTTTTCAATGGTTAACAGTAAAGACTATCCAAACTTTGTACCTAGATTCAAGGGAGAGGATAGTTAGTCCTAAAACCAAAGGTAGTTTGGGTGACCTTGCTACCGAGATGGTTATAGAAATAACATCTCTAAGAGACGGTGGAGCGGACTGCTTCGATTTAATCGAGTCAGTCCCGTTCCTCCAGGTATACGGCAGAGCTGAAGAGATATTTCTCAAAAGCTACGACGAACTCTACGATTACGGGATGGGAACTCAGCCTTATCAGCTAAGGGACCTCCTTGGAAAAGTAGATATACCTCTCTCAGACGAAGGATTCTATATACGTCATCGTGACGTACTTATTGTCCAAAGTATGAGAGCCTCTCGGATTATAACTGGCCTTTTGAAGAAGACAACCGAAGTTGACGCCTACAATGGTAAACTAAAGTTTAGGTTACCTTGGGCCGAAGCTCTAGAACGTAAATACAAG